TCGGAAAACCAAGGGAAGGATACTTTCTTCTCATCCACTTCGATTCGAATGTCATCCACGCCCAAGGCTTTCTTGATCAGCTCGCCTTTAGCTTCCAGAAGGTTCGTAAGGTTACCAACCTTTACTTTCTCAAGCGGAATTTCCACTGTAAGCCCCACGTTTTCGCCCTGTGGCGTTTCTTCCGGCTGTTCGGATACTCCTTCGCCCTGTTCGAAATCCTCGCTGTTTTCGGCGGTGAAACCTCTGTCTGCAAGGCTCTGCAAAAGTTCTTTGATATCCTTTGGAAAAATGTTCTCTTCAAAATCCAAGGCTCCTGTCTTATCTACAATAAGACCACCGAAGTCATAAGCTGTTGTCGGCATTCCCATGTATTTTGCCTTTGTTCCAAGAATCTCTGAAATTGCTGTAACCAGTGCTTTTCTTTCAGAGCCTGTTCTGTTAAATTCTACTCTCATGCTGAGTACCTCCTTTGTTTTTCGGTACTACATATATCACTCTAAAGGCTGATATTATCAAGCGAATCTGTAGAAAATTAGCACCGATTTATTCTTTTCACTGTTGTGCATAGTACACTATCCCTGAAAGGACAAATACGACATTCGGAAGTGCCACACCATTGCCCCACATCTTATATTCTGCCGAGTCTGAATGAGGACTTTGCAGCCATTTTCTGATCTGGTTCTCTGACTTAGCCTTTGTCTTCTTTCCCATTGCATCGGCATGGGTCTGAAAGATTTCTCTCCATAATAAAATGTCCTCATCGGTAGGATTTTCTGTATTAAGATCATCACACCACCAATCTGGGAAACCTTGCAGTCTTGCACATTCTGTAGGAGTAAGCCTTCTTACAATGTATCTTGGTTCTGCAGTGACAGTCGGAGGATCTTTATAATCCGATGCCACCAGAGTTCCTGCTATATTTTCTTCTGCAATCGTGTGATAGGATGCCTTGCTCGTGCAGTACACCGGATGTGCTACTCCACTTGCCCCTGCTGCCACAATGGTTGGTTCGACTTCCTCTTCAATCTGAAAACTGAACTTCGCATTATAGCCTTGGTTCATTGCGGGTCTGCCAATACCGTAGGCAGGTTCTGCCACAAAATTCTCGTGAGGATTTCCCATCATCTGAGAAGACGGTCCCTTTAGTCCATCGTTGGCAGAAAGCGTTGCATGAACATCAGCAAAGGCAACGGCATGCTGTTCCGTTGCATTTAAAGTGTACATGATATCCGACTCCTTATAGCCATCACCCTTATGAGAAGGTCGAGTGCCATTGCCTTCGATCACTGCAATGCCACCCTGGTTGCAGCTGGGATTCCCCCCATTGCCATCAATGGTTCTGCTTGTATCAGCTTCATAAAATCCACTGTTCGGATTTGCAGATTTCATGGAATTGCTGTCCTTGGAGCAGATGCCGTAAGCAACAGGCTGAAACAATGTCTGATCATTGTTTGTTCCAAGGGTTGCAGATTTGTTCTCCTGGATAAGAGGACCTTTGCCACCACCCTCACAGCCACTTCGGATTTTCAGTGTTTTTGGTGTTTCCACTACAAACGGCTGATTGTTGCCGCCTGTTCCATAAGTAGAAAGAACCGTCTGCGACACATCAAGAGGTCCCGTATACCGGCAGTCTTGTCCATGATTTTCAAACATCAAGCCGATGCCTGCATCTCCAGTGCTTTCTGCAGCAGCGGGGGCAGAACCTTGCCACGACTGGATGCTCTTCGGAGAATACCCAGACAAGCCTTCTGACTCAAATAGTATTTTTCCGGCACACCAACCTGCAAAATCTGCGACAAGGTAGATACGTTTTCTTCTCTGGGGTACTCCCCAAAATTGAGCATCAAACTGTCTCCAGGCAACGGAGTAATCATCTCCCATGATTTTCCCTGCGCTGTTCCATTTGTTAGGTTTAGGCACAGACACTGATTCGTCTTTGATTTTGCAGACCTCTTCGAGGACGGCACGGAAATCTTCTCCCTTGTTGGAACTGAATGCTCCGGGGACATTTTCCCAGACGATAAATCTTGGCTTTTGTCCATTTGTCTTACACCTCATTTCTTTTATGATTCTGACCGCCTCATAAAACAAGGAAGAACGAGAGCCAGAAAGTCCGTCACGCTTGCCTGCAATACTCATATCCTGGCAAGGGCTGCCAAAGGTTATGATATCGACAGGCTCTATTTCTCCACCATTAATATCTGTAATATTTCCCAGATGCTCTACAAAGGGCAGTCTTTTTGTCGTAACTCTAATTGGGAACGGTTCAATTTCTGAACAGCTAACAGGTTTGATTCCAGCAATGATTGCACCAAGTGGAAAACCGCCCGATCCATCAAACAAGGAACAGAGAGTTAACTGTTTATGCATATTTCCATTGATATCCTCCACAAGTCTTCCTCCTTCCTTTCAAGCAACTGCATAGATGGCCTGCACTAATACCTACTGTTCTTGCTGCAAAAGCGACTCCCGGAAATTGAGCAATAAAAATCCCATGCTTATCGTATTGAAGCACGGGTTTCATTTGCTTTTTATTCAATTCTTCATAATTATGTTTTGCAGCAACTTGCTTATAGTCGATATTTCTTTCCCTATAATTTGTATGAGCCTTAACTCTCTCAATTCGTGTTCCGTGAACATTTTGTTCTGCGTTTGTTGCCCATTCCAAATTTTCAACTCTATTGTCGAGTTTGTTTTCATTGATATGATTGACTGTCGGTTTATTATCTGGATTCTTTATGAATGCATTTGCAACAAGCCTGTGAACAGCATGGTGCTTTGCAACGCCATTTACTGATAAACTCACTCTCGCATATCCTGTTGGAGATATTTTATTTTTTAGGATCATATTCCGTCTGATACTATACACTCTTCCCAGATTACTAATTTCGTAATAACCTTCATACCCCTCAATAGGAATCCATTCTTCTTTTTTATTCTCCATCTGCTCCCTCCACCTCTTTTACAAGGTCGGAGTAAGCAAGTTTTTCTCCGTTTCTGATTACAAACACATTCTCTGCATCTCCGGTATCTTCCACGTATCTGCGAAGGATTACCGATGCATACTTCTCATCCAGTTCCATCGTATGACAGATACGATTTGTCTTCTCACAAGTCATTAAGGTTGAACCGCTGCCACCAAAGGTATCAATGACAATTGCATTCTCATGACTGGAATTTCCAATCGGATATGCAAGAAGGTCAAGCGGCTTTGAGGTCGGATGATTCTTATTCTTCTTTGGCTTATCGAAGTTCCAAATAGTAGTCTGACTTCTGCCGGCACTCTTGCTCCAGTAATGTTTTCCATTCTGAAGAAAACCATAAAGCACTGGCTCATGCTGCCACTGATAATCACTTCTGCCAAGCACCAGGGAGTTCTTCACCCAGATACAGCATCCGGACAAGTGAAAACCTGCATCCATAAATGCTTTTCTGAAGTTCAGTCCTTCGGTATCTGCATGGAACACATACGCTGATCCGCCCTTTTCCAAATGCTCTGCCATATTCTTAAATGCAGAAAGCAGAAATTCATAGAACTTATCATTTGCCATTTTGTCATTTTTAATGGAAAGTCCGTCTGAACTTTCAAAGGCAACATTATACGGCGGATCCGTGATGATGAGATTTGCTTTCTTCCCATCCATCAGCTGTGCTACATCTTCACTTGATGTCGCATCACCACACATCAGTCTGTGTCTGCCGACTGACCAGATATCTCCCCTTCTTACAAAGGCTGCCTTTTCCAGTGCATCGGACAAATCATAATCATCGTCTTCCACCCCTGACTGCTTGTCCTCTCCATAAAGTTCTGCAAGCTCATCTTCGGAAAATCCGGTCAGTCCCACATTGAAATCCACATCCTTCAAGGATTCAATCTCAATACGGAGAAGTTCCTCATCCCATCCTGCATCCATTGCCATTCGGTTGTCAGCAAGGATATAGGCTTTCTTCTGTGCCTCAGTCAAATAATCTACAAATACGCAAGGAACTTCTGTGATGCCTTCTTCCTTTGCAGCCATGATTCTTCCGTGTCCGGCAATCACATTATATTCTCTGTCGATGATGACAGGATTGATAAAACCAAACTCACGAAGAGAGGATCTCAGCTTCATGACCTGTTCTGCAGAATGAGTTCTTGCATTATTCACATAAGGAATCAGTTTTGAAACAGCTACAAGCTGCATTTCCGTTGTAGTCTTACTCATAGCTGCCTCCTTAAAATAATCCCCACTCAGCAAACTTTTCAAAGCCACCGATGGACTGAATATAGTTTCTTGCAATTTCTACAATCTCTGCATACGGTCTGCCATCAATCGTATCGTCTCCAATCGCACAGCAGATTTCTACAGGCTTTTCTGTTTCCTGTGCTTTTAGGAATGCGTAGATATTGACGGACACATCTGCCTTTGACAGATCCTTGCCATGAAGACCTCCGCCCGTCACAGATTCCGCCATGTCACTTCCAAGCTTTCTGTTGGTCGCACCGGAATCTACGTGGGTGCCGCCAGTCCAATCACCGAGCGGATTGATTTCTGCATTCGGATATGTGTTTTTCAAATCTGTAGTTTTTGCATTACTCTGACAGATGATCAGTCTTGCTTCATCAAGAATGTACTTTCCATCATATGGATAAGATGTGTAGATTTCTCTTACAATCTTAGAGAGTGCTTTCTGTTCCTCTGTCAGCGGCACACCTTTGAAGATTCCATTGTCACCGCATCTCATTCCCTTCGACTGGTTATTTGCAAGATGCACATCCTGTGGAACGATCTGAATAAACACACGGATGCCCGGTGCCATTCGATCCACAATAAATGCAACATCTTCTTTTTCCAAAGGTGCAGAGGTTTCAATCACCACATGGCCATATCCATGACCGATGAGCACCTCCACAGCAATCTTTGGATTTTCCTGTTTCTTATATGCAAGGTCGACAATCGCACCTGCAATTCTGTCACAGATTTTATCTGGGTGCATTGGATTCACTTTTTCAATCATTCTGTATTACCTCATTTCTTCTTTCCTGCCATCTTCGATACATGGCTTTACTCAGTTGCGGACATCTTTTCCCTTTATTCCAAGGTGCCGTTCCACATTTCGATGTGCTGATTTTATCTTTAACACATCCATAATTCATATTGAAAAGATGTGAACACCACTGAAGATTACTTACATGATTATTTGACTTATTCTCATCAAGATGATTCACATCTGTATGACCGTGAGGATTATCCAAAAAAGAAAGAGCTACCAATCGGTGAACGAGCAAATTCTGTTTTTTGCCGTTCTTCCAAAGGTAAACTCTTTTATAACCATTCTTTTGATAATCGCCCTTAAGCAAGGTTGGTATAGTTTTTATACTTCGGACATTTCCATAATTGGATACCTGGTAGTGGCCCTCGTATCCATCAATATCTTTCCAAATTTCCACTTATCTTCCTTCCCTTGCTCTTAGGAGTCTCTCCATCAAATCATTCTGTGGAGCAGCATCGTCATAATCGGTACTGCAGTTCTCCTTCACAATCTGAAATATTTCATTCCACAGCCTTACGGCTTGATTCATATAGTTAATGCCAATATTGATAAACGGAGATGGGATAGGTTTCTGTGTCGTTGGATGCTTGGAAAGGAAACCGAGCTTATTGGTCATCTCCTCACACTGAATCCAACGAGCAGAACACATCGCATATCTCTCAAGTAGCTGTGGGGACACCTTCGATGCACACCCGATTTTCTTCAGCCACTGCCAAGTCTCCTCATAAATCTCGGATGCCTGCAGTTCTGAACCATCTCTCTGTTCTGCTGACAAAAAGTCGTGTGGCTTTGGCATCTCCACACCTTCCACATCCGGAATATCCAGAACCTCTAATCTTCGTCCGCCGGGATTTCCGTTATTTGCTTTTTCTTTGACAGCCGATTTCTTACGTCCGGCACCAGGTCTGGCACCACCACGGCCGCCTATGTTATTCGATTTCGTAGGCACGTCTCATGTTCCTCCTTTATTACCCTTTTGATTTCGCCTTTTTCACACGCAAGACCCCACGCCGTTCCACGGTGGTCACAGTGTTAGAGATTTTGACCGCCCCTAGGGTCAGTCATCATATCCGTAAACACGATGTTTTTTGCTTCCATGATAATCACCACGTTCGGCATGAATCTTTGCATGACATGATTTACAAAGAGAAATCAGATTGTCTTTGTTATGATTGCCACCTTCTGACAGCGGCAGCTTGTGATGAACCTCATCCACCGGAACAATGATTCCTTTTTCAAAACAGATCTCGCAGAAAGGATGTTCCTTAACATAGCTGTCACGGATTCGTTTCCATGCTCTTCCGTACCTACGGCGTACAGCTTTGCCTCTGCCATACTTCTCGTAGGAACGGTTGGCTTCCTTTTCATGTTTCTCACAGTACCTTCCGTCCGTTAGGTTTGGACAGCCGGGGAAACTACAAGGACACTTCGGTCTTCTTGGCACATCTGCACCTCCTTCTGACATAACAAAAGCCTCTGCAGGATTTCTCCAACAAAGGCTCTGTCGTTTTTATATATTTTTCTACAATACCATTTTACTGCATTTGCACTGGAACTAACAGTGGCTTTAGGGTGAACTAGGGTGGCTTCTTTCAAAGTGCTCTAATGCTCTGGCATGTACTCGCTTAATCCATCTGACCGAATACTGCATTTCCGATGCAATATCATCAATCTTCATAAGCTTGGAATACCTGTAGCGAAGAACCAATTCTTCTATTGGATCTTCCATTCCATCAATTGCTACATCAACCGTGTGCTTCAGCTTTTCCAATTCGGAATAATCTCTTATCAGTTCTTCTTCCAGAACATTTATTTTATCAAGATACCTTTCAAATGGTGCTCTTGTATTACGACTGCTGGAATAATGTTCTTCGAATCCCGGAGAAGAAACACTGCATGCCAGTTCACGATAACATTGGATTCTTTTCTCCTTTATACGAATCTGCCTTTGCAAGTCAAACGGCTGATTCAAAAATTCTTTTGCTGTCATAAGCCTAACCTCCGAAAATATAAATTTCCCTCGGATTGACTCTGATTGTCTCTGATTTACAATTCTGCCTTCACCGCATCAATCAGTGCTGACTGTGTGCTGTCCTTTTCCTGCAGTGCCTTCATGATTCTCTCATCCACAGTATCCTTTGCAATGATATGAATGTTGGCAACCGTTCCTTCACTCTGACCTTGGCGGTAAAGTCTGGCTACGGTCTGCTGATACAGTTCAAGGCTCCAGGTAATGCCAAACCACACAAGAGTGGAACCACCACTCTGAAGATTGAGTCCGTGACCTGCTGATGCCGGATGAATCAGTGCCACAGGAAGTTCTCCCTTATTCCATTTCCTGATACTTGCATCACTGTCCAACTTCTGAAATGGTATCTTCTTCTCTGCAAGACGCTGTTCAATTCTCATAAGGTCATGCTTGAACCAGTATGCCACAAGGACGGTTTTGCCGTTGGCAGCTTCGATGATATCTTCCAATGCTTCCAGCTTTCTGTCATGAATGGAAAGAATGTTCTCATCATCTGCATACACAGCACCATTAGCCATCTGTGATAACTTTCCTGAAAGAGATGCTGCATTTGCCGCCGTGATTTCCCCCTCCGGAAGTGCCAGGACAAGTTCTGCTTTCATATCCTCGTACTTCTTCTTTTCCTTTTCAGACAGATGCACCATATACTTTGTGCTGACAAGTTCCGGCATTTTCAAATGGTCTGCTGCCCTCATGGAAGTGGTAATGTCGGATATCTTTTCATATATCGCCTGCTCTGCTCCCGGCAGTGGTTTGTAGCTGTACACGATAGGACCATTCATTTTATCCGGCTTAAAGTAACTGCTGCGATACTGTCCGATAAATCTTCCAAGTCTGACTCCCATATCCAGAATCTTAAATTCCGCAAACAGATCCATAAGACCATTACTGCTTGGTGTTCCTGTAAGTCCTACCATTCTTTTTACTTTTGGTCTTACCTTCATCAGCGACTTAAATCGTTTTGCCTGATGATTCTTGAATGACGAAAGCTCATCAATAACCACCATATCGAAATCAAATGGGACACTGCTTTTTTCAATCAGCCACTGAAGGTTCTCTCGGTTGATGATATAAATGTCTTTTAAGAGCCGACAGCCTTTCAGCTTCTGTTCCAACTGCGATGGAAAACTGAAGGTCTTTTAAGTGATCCCACTTTTCAATCTCATCTGACCAGGTATTTCTTGCTACACGAAGTGGTGCTACTACCAGAATGCGGTGTGCATCAAAGTAATCAAACAGCAGATCATTTAATGCTGTCAGCGTGATGCTTGTTTTTCCTAAACCCATATCAAGGAATACTGCCGCCACTGGATGTGACTCGATATACTTCGTGGCATATCGCTGATAATCATGTGGTTCGTATTTCATTGATCACACCTCCAATCTGCTCTGTGCCATCAATGACATACACTTTAAATCCTAATTTTCTAAGCAGTCGGTGCCTTGCCAATTGCAGTGGTCTTGGCTTTTCGCCCGGTGCCTTTAATTCTACAAAGGCAAACTTACCATCCGGCAGTAAGATAATGCGGTCTGGCATACCATCAAAACCAGGCGATACAAACTTAGGACAGATGCCGCCGCCATTCTTTACTGCCTTCACTAATTTTTGTTCGATTTCTTTTTCCCGCATGTCACATACTCCTTCCAGCAGTTTGCTTTGTACATCACATAATCCGCCCAACACTCATCAAATGCCGCAAGCATCTCATCATCTGCACCATATTGTTCGAAGTGCTTTTCCAAGCCATATAGCCTCTGTCTCCAAATTCCCCTCTGTCGACATGTGGAAGAATCGGTCTGTTAAAGATCATGGCTCGTGCCAAAATTCCTCTTGTGCTTTCTTCATATCTGTAACTGCGAATCATAAAGTTATAAAAATTCATTTATTATCCCTTTCCTTGACAGGCTGACTGACAAGTGTCCAAAAATCTCTATACGCGTGTATGCCTGCATATTAGACAGCCTATATGTTAT